TCTTAAATCTTCTATAAGTCTTGGTTCAGCACTATCAGCGATTATCAGACTTTGCCCTACTTTATCAAGGACAATTTTAGATAGCTCATGAGACTTCAAACCATTCCTATAAATATGCTCTTTTAAATAAATTTTTTTATGCTTCTTATCGATAGCCACTTCAGTAAGTGAATCAGGATCTATTGAGAATCCAAAATCCATCCCACATGATGTTTGTAAATTATCAGGATTAAATTCTCCTATACTCCAGTTTTCAAATACTACTCCTTCAGCCTTTGCTAGCCACCCTCCAAGAATCTTGTGCTGATACTTTTTAAAGTTGTTATGCTTTATACTCTTAATACGCTCTAGGAAGCTCTGTGAGAGGTTTGTTTCATTATCTAGGTATGTAGTATGTATGTAACATATATTGTCTTTAACGCCATTAAATCCGCCTTCAATACCTTTGTCTTCAAAGAACCTCTTATATATCCAATGTTCCTTAGTTACAGGATTCAATATTAAGATTACCCTATTCTGTATATTTTTTTCTCTTATACTTAAATCAATAGTATCAAAGATATTCTCATCAACAAGTTCCTCTGCTTCATCTAATACCCAAGTGCTTATTCCTTGTAATGATTTTAGACTTGCAGTTTGGTTTCCTGCTGATGTCTTAATACCTCTAAATAGAATATCTGATTTGTTTTTTGCATTAACTACTTCTGACTTATTGATATTAAAGGTTTCATCAAATCCTAGTAATCCTATCTTTTCTAAGAACTCAGGAATTATTGAAAGGTGAGCTGATGTCATTGTAAATCTTGTAAATAAAACTCTTATTCCTTTTGACATAGTTAAGAGCGTTAGAAATACTGTAACAGCAAAAGACTTTCCTGATCCTCTACCGCCTGTTATAATAAAGTATCTGGCCTTTGAATCAAATAAAGGATTGTATTTTTTACTCAGTATCAGTGTCAATGAATGTAATTAAAGGAAGGTTAAGAGCTTTATCTCCTGAAGTTAAATCTACTCTATTGGTTTCATTCATACCACAAATATTCTTTGCTCCGTGTATTACAACTGAAGGTACTTTGTCTTTTATACATTCATAGAATTTAGACATAACAAAGTCTTTTGCAATAAGCTCAACGTCGTTTACTGCTTTTGCAAATTCAGCGTCTTCTTTTAACCACTTGTAGTAGTTGGTTCTTGAAAGGTCACAAGACTTTAAAGCTGTTGTTACTATACCTAGACTTCCTTCTAGGGCTTTCAACATTTGCTCCTTTGCTATTTTTGTTCTATTTTGTTCCATTTTCTTTTGGGTTTATATTGTTCATTCGTTTTACTGCTCGTTCTCTTTTCTTTATATTTAACCTGCTTACTTCTTCTTTGTAAGGGTAACAATGCTGTAGTTGGGCTAAAGTGTAATATACTATACTTGCCCTGTAAAAGTTTTCCTTATAAGGTTTTATAGGCATAACACCGTGTATTTCTTCTTGCCCTTTAAATATACATAAAGCACCATCTGCTTGTTCTAAGGCTATTCTATATTCAGGCAAAACTAATTCGCCACCATTACAATTTTCTTTTAGAATAAGAACATTACTAAAGCTACCTTTTATATTACCGTTATCCTTATGGTATTTTATAGCGTGGTTTACATTTATATTAGCTGTTGTATAAGGTGTATCTATTAACCTATAATCATCATCAACCAATTCCTTTGCTTTTGATAAGTCATATTCGTAAAGTTCAGGCAAGTGCTTTTTATATATATCACAAAGTGTTTTTTGAAAAGTAAATAATTTGTTAAAGTTTTGTTTTTCTTCTGTTGTTTTATTACTGAACCTACAAAAATCATTCCTTAAAGCTATTCTAGGTAAAGCACCAAATACACTTGATTTAGTAGCTAAAGCTAAATGGGTTCTATAAGTTTCTACATATTTAGTTTCCTTTACTGTTTCCCTTACATAACTTAAAACGCTTTTATCTACATTTATATAAATACCTATACATTCTCCATCTAAATAAAATGCTGTATCTTCCTGTATTATTGTATCAAAGTGTTCTTTTGTTGGTGTGCTTTGAAGTAAACTGTTACAGTCTTTATGCTTTGTTAAATCAAACCTTTTCATTTTCAAGTATTTTATATATTAAAGCCCTATAATCTTGGCAACTGTATTTTACTAATAAGTGTTCTAGCCTACCAACAACATCAACAAATTCTTCAGTTTCAAAAGGGATAGTTATATTTTTAATCTTAGCGTCTAAGAACCTGTTTAATTTTTCATCTGCTGTATTCATACTATAGTCTGTAGTGTTACTTACATCATCTTCATTTTCCCAAACGTCTAAACCCCATTCAGCAAGTTGTACGCTATTCCATTCGTTTGCTAGTATATCCCATTCCCATTCTCCAAAGCCTACATTGTCTTTAACTATAAACTCTTTCTTTTGTTCTTCAGTAAGTCCTTCTGCTATATCTATCCACACTTCTGATAGTCCTGCTTCTTTACTAGCCTTCAATCTCATATTACCACCTAGCACCATAAAGTCCTCATCAACTACTATAGGTCTAAGCTTTAACATCTCAGGAAATTCTTGTATTGACTTTACTAACTTTTTAAACTTATCGTTCTTAATGATTCTAGGGTTGCTCGGGTTTCCCTTTACTTTACTTATCTTAACTTGTTGCTTCATAGTATATAATAGAATTAATTTGTTTTTAGTTTAATCGAAAGGTTCATTAATTCCTCTTTCTCCTACTATCTTTTCTTTTGCTCCTTTCCATAAGTTATCTCTGTTCTTACTTAGACTAGGTTCTGTTCTTTGTAAAGTTGGTATACCTTCTACAGGTACGCTATCCATCCATAGTCCACATTCGCATTCAGCTTCCTTTGCTACCCACTTTCCTTCTCTGTGTACTATAGTTACTTTACCTAGTTCTCTAGTCTTTCCACATTCGCAAGTGTATAGTGTCATCTCTTTAGCTTATCAAGTTCAAATTCTAAATGATTAATAGCTTTCTGTATGCACTCAATAGGACTTTTATGTTTTCTGTTCGCTCTCATTAGATATGTGCAAGCTGTACCTACATTATAAGATAAGTCAAAGTCCTCTATGACTTTTCTTGCTTCATACTTATAACGCTTTCCTATGTAGTAGCTTGGTATTCTATTGTCTTTCATTTATCCTATCGTTTTCAAGTCCTCCTGTTCTTGTTTCTACTTTATCCATTTTATAAAATAGTTTTTCTTTTTTTCTGTTTTTAATTCTTACATCTATTACGGTCATAATTATAAGTATAAAAAAGAATACTGCTACTATAATTCCAAGTATTGCAAATATTATCATTTTGTTAATAGGTTTAAAAGTTGGTTGCTTGTATAAATTCGGTGATTACCAGAATAAGTATCAAAGATACAAGTAAAATTATTATCTTCCCAAGTCCATAAAGAATTAACACCGTTTTTAATGTGTCCTTTCAGCACCCACTTGATTGTCTTGTATGTTGTTTCTACGGCCATATTACTATTATGTTTTTGTTCATATCTATTGTTTTAGTTTGTATTGGGGGGCATCTGAAAACCCCCCTCTACTACTCAGGACTGAAAAATTAAAAGCTCTTAGGTCTTACCCTTTATTGATTAATTGTTTCCTGAATATTCTTTATATATTTTTTTTATTCCATCAAAGCAAGCTGCTATACAAGAACCGCAATTAGTTCCTGTTGCATAGTTAGTGTTATGTAATGTATTGTATATGGTTATCATTTTACTTTTAGCCTCTTGGTCTTTAGCTCTCCCTGTTTTTAAGTCCTCCCATAAAACTATAATCTCTGCTATTAATTCTTTAGGTATATCAGTTCTTACTTCAACTTCACTTGTTTTATCCCAGAACTTTTGAGGACAAGCCATAGGTGCTATTCGTGCTTTCACTTTCATAAAGCATTTACAAATGGAGCAATTTCCTAATAAAGATTTATAGTAAACACAGCCTTTACAAATAGCTATTCTATCTTCATAAACTTTCTGAGGCACAAAGAACTTATTCATTAAAACATTTGTATTTGTTGTTGGTGTCTTTTAATTCTTTTCATAGCTGAATCGTAATACTCTTTATCTAATTCGCAAGCTGTTAAGTCAAATTTAAGATTATGACAAGCAATAGCAATAGAACCTGAACCTAAGTGTGTATCTAATATCTTATCCCCTTCTTTTGCGTAACGCATAATAATCCATTCGTATAAGCTAGTTGGTTTTTGTGTAGGGTGTATTCTATTTAATTGGTTAGGGTGCTTATCATATTTCTTTGCACTTGTCTTAAAAGAAGTCCACGCCATTTCAAACTGAGCAAAAGTAACATCTTCTGAAAAACCTTTATCCCAAAGCAACCAACAAGAAGAAGGGCTTAAGTGTTCAGTCATATAGTTACCCCCCCAAATAATCTGATTTTTACTTACTCTTTTTAATTCTTGAAAGTATTTAGAAGAAGGTATTGAGCTATCATTCCCTGCAAATTTATGATAATCACTTTTTTTATCTCCCTTTCTTCTTCCCATACTTACGTTGATGTTTATACCATAAGGAGGGTCTACTATTGCTAAGTCAAAGTGATTATCTTCATACCTAGACATCAACTCCATATTACATTCGTTACTAATTTTCATTTAGCATATTTTTTAGCTGTACCCTTACTTTGTCTATTGTAGTAAACAAACTGTTTCTACTTATTCCAGTCTTTTCTGCTAGACTATCGAGTGTATTTCCTTCGTAATAATAAAGTTCAAATACCTTTTTATCGTACCAACTAAAACCGTCTAACGCACTATCTATCTTTTCTAGGCTAGTCCATTGATAACAACTTGTTATCTCGTTAGGTAAATTGTATAGGTGCTTAGAAGGTATAGTTTCACCTGATTCCATTTCATTATAAGTAACTGCACTTGTTAGACTATCTATATGAGTATAATACTTTTTATACTTATAATAGTAATTACTTCTTGGACTTGTTAAAGCCCTTCTTAATGCAACAGCTCCATATCTTATTATACCGTCCTCTTTATCTTTATTCCATAT